GTGTGGTGGATGGGGATTTTGTGGGCACCCGGGAAACAGTGTGGGAGCGAGCCTGCTCGCGATGGCGGTGGGTCAGTGGACGCTGGGGGTGACTGATACGCCGCCTTCGCGAGCAAGCCCGCTCCCACAGTGGGCGGCGCCGGGGTCAGGACTTGGGCTTGACCGGGTTTGCGTCGAAGGTATGGGGCGGGGCGACTTGCAGGGTGGTGACGGAGCCTTGGGCAGACAATGAATAGGTCACCTTGGAAATCAGCATGTCGCCGTCGAACCCCAGCACCGGGTCGAGCACCCGCACCAGGCTGTTGTGACGCCACAAGTCGCCATTGGCCTGGCGCCAGCCCTGCACGCGGTAGGTGGTGGTCAGGGCGCGACCGGTGCGGATGGCGCTCTCCCAGTCCGCTCGTTGCTGGGCCAGCTCGAAGGTCAGTTGAGCGCTTTCGCTGATCACCGTCACCCGCTTGCGTTTGAAACCCAAGTCGGTGGCGGTACCCGACACTTCGCTGACTGCCGCCCCACTCTGCTGGTCGTTACCCTTGTGCTGGCCGATGACCCGGTATTCGGAGAACACCTGGCTGTAGTCCATCGGCGCGTTGCCCGAAAGAATGTTCTTGCCCAGCTCCAACACATCACTGGCCCGCCCGGCGCTGCCGGGTTTGGCCAGCAGCACGCGGCCTTCGGCGTCGTCGGTGGAAAACACCCGGAACAACGTCAGCAAACGGTCGATGGATTGAAAGACGGTTTCTCCCGGCACGATGCTGTGTTCGCTCAAACGCGCCGTTTCCGGGATTTCACTGACCACCCCCACGCCATATGGCGAGGCCAGGGCTTGAACAATGCTCAGCACCGTCTGCCCCCGCCATTGGCTCGGAAGATTGATCGCCGCGCAATCCACCAGGTCCTGGGTCTTGGAACCCCCTTCGATGCTCAGCGTGATCTGGCGCCCGTCATAGCTGACCGGGGCCTTGAACACGTAGCCGCTGAGCACCAGGTCTGCACCGATGCGCACCTGGCATTCATCACCGGGACGGATCGGCACCGCCTGGGTCTGCCCCGGCCATTGCCAGGTGATGTCGAGTTTGAAGGTGCGGAACTGACGCTCCAGGTCCGCACTGATTTCCACGCTTTTCCAACCACCGTAGTCCAGCCCGCCGACGGTGAGCGTGACGGTATTGTCGAGTTCGCTCATGGCTTACTCCCCCGAGACTTTCAGGTCGTTGGGCGGCAGGAAACCCGGGTGGGCCACGCCATTGCGCTGGATCACTTCGGTCACCCGGGTGGCGTCGGCAAATTGCTGATAAGCCACCACCAGCGCCGGCAGGCTTTGCTTGAACGACAGGTTGATCAACCGGACACCCGATGACGCCACCGCCGTCAGGTGCGCGGCCATTTGCTGACGCAGGTGGTTCAACGCCTGGTAGTGATCCGGATCGGCCTTGAGGGAGGCCTGCCAGATAGCTTCGTTGAGGGCATCACGCAGGGCCAGGACATCGTCGGCCAACGGTACATCCCGGCGTTGGATCGGCTGCACGGCCTGCTGCGCCACTGAAGGCGTGGCGCCAAGCTTGACCACCGGCGCCGCCACGGGCATCGCTGCAATCCATTGCGCGGCCTGGACCAGCAGCGTGTCCTGGACCAGATTGGCCACGGCCTGGGCCGCCGCCGTGGTGTCCTTGCCGGTGGTGAGTTTGGGCGCGTCCGCCTGGCGGATGGCTTCAACCTGTTGCGACACGCTGGCAATCACGCCGCGATAGCCATCACGGGCAAAGTCCTTCAGCTCTCGGATGTCCCCCAACAATCCCTTGAACTCGGCCGCCACTTCCTTGGGCAACTCCTTTACCGCCTTGACCAGATCGCTGAGCTGCCCATAGACCTCGATCAACGGCTTCAGCTCCTGCTCGATAACCCCGTAGACCTCCTTGAGGCTGTTGCGCAGGTCGGCGATGCCGATCCGCGCGGCCTTGATCAAGGTCATCGCGTCTTCGAAACGCCGCACCGCCGAACCCAGAAAGCTGTCAGCCGATACCAGCAGCAGTTTCTGGCTGTTGATCGCCGCCGAAGGAAATTGCAGCGGCTGGTCGGGGTAGAACTTCAGGGCAAAGGTGACCAGCCCGCCGTCCTGGCGGGTCTGGGTCATGTCACACTCGCCAACCTTGACCTGCATCCGTCCCAGCCAAGGGTGCACCAGCTCGCCACTGCCCTGCTCCAACGCCTTGAGCAATTTGTCGCGCTGCTCCAGGCAATCGGGGCCGACGATAAACGCGGTCAGTTCATGGATCTTCGCCTGCTGGCCCAGCCCTTCGAAAAACGGCTGGTCGCGCTGCGGATATTCATGCAACTGCCCCTTGTGTCCCACCGGGGTTTTCGCCTGGTCGACCCAGAACCCGACGCCACGGAACGACGCCGGCAACAAACGATCACGCCAGCTCATTGGAACCTCCTGCGGACAGAGAGCGATAACCGATGCGCGAACTCACTGCCAGGCCCGGTTGATTGGTCTGCGGTGGCTCGACGCGCAAACCGGCCGGCGCGTTTTCGAAACGTACAGTCAGGCCGCCTTCAAGCTGGGTACGACTGTTCGCGGCGCTTTGTTGCACCAGCGCACTGGAGGTCTGCGGCAACGCACCGGGCCCGACACCGGAAGAGAGGCCCGAGGCCTGTTCGCCGATGCCCGCAAAAGACGCCGGCGCCAGCTCACCTTTGCCCTCGGCATTGGTCTTCTGTTGCGCGTCGGTCAGCCCTTGGACCTTGCCGGTGAACGTGGTGATGACCTCGCCAAAACCACCGTTGAAGAACGCCTTGATCGGCGCGATCACCCCCTGCAGCTCGTCCCACCACTGGCTGAACCACTCACCCACCGGCCCCCACTGCTGCGTGAGGCCTTCGATGGGTGACCAGTCGAACAACCCGCCGAACACCGCCAACATGATCGACACCTGGTTGCGCAGGCCTTCCCAGATCCCGGCGAAGACGTCCACAAGGGTGCCCCAGTTGGCCATGATCAGGCCCAACGGCGTCCAGTTGAAAAGCCCTTGGAGCGCGTCCATCAACGGCACCGTCAAGGCCTTGAGCAGATCCCAGATGGCCGCGAACAACCCGGTCAGGGGGCCCCAGTTGCTGACGATCAAACCCAGGGGCGACCAGGCGAACAGCGTCTGCATGAAACCGATGAGAGACGTCGCCGCTGCGACGAGCACATTCCACAACGCGCCAAAGAAACCGCTGATCGGCCCCCAGTTGCTGATCACCTGCCCCATCGGGGTAAAGGCGAACAGCGTCTTGAAGAACTCAGCCATCGGCACAACGATGGGGGCAAGCCTTTGCCAGAGTCCGGCGAAGAACGTCGAGATCGGTTGCCAGTAGGCGATGATCATCCCCGCCGCCAAGGCGATGCCCATGGCGGCCAGGCCAATGGGGTTCATCTTCAAGGCCAGGCTGACCACTTCGAGGGCCTGGCTCGCACCGCTGACGGCGGTCTGAATCACGCTGAACGCCACGGCCCCCGTCGCCAGGCCCTGCACCAGTTGCGGGTTGTCTTGCAGCACCTGAGCCACACCGCCGATCATCGGCTGTAGACCGACCGCCAGCGCATTGACTGCGGGCACCAGCGCCGAGCCGAACTGCAACGACACATTGCTGATGGACGTCTTCAATCCATCCAGCCCTTGCGCCGCCACCAATGGCGCCGCCGGTGCCTGGACGGTGCTGGCCACCGCGTTCACCTGCGCGACTTCACCCTTGAACGCCAGCGCCGACTTGAGTCCCTCCATGAACGGTTTGGCGATACCCCCGTCCGGCAGCAGCCCGGAAATATCCAGGCTGCCGAGGCCGGTCGCATCGAGGTTCTGCTTGAAGCCCTGGACCTTCGCCCGAAGGCCGGCGAGCTTGGGTGACAGCTCGTCGATGCCGGTCAGCAGCACCGCTTTTTTCTCTACCTCTTGTGTGTCTGCCATCACTGCACCTGCTGCATCGCATTGATCCGTTGCGCGTGCTCCAGGGATTCACGGAGCACATCCAGTGGCCTGGCCATCATCTGTTCGGGGTCAACCTTCCAGAACCAGGCCAGGTCATAGGCGGCTGCGATCAGGTCGCCGATGGCTGCGACGCCGCACTCATGAAAAAACTCGCAACGGCCCAGCTCAGCGCGTTGAGGTCGGCCAGGTCCAGTTGGTTGACCGACGACGGTGGAATGCCGGCGCAGACCGCGATGTATTTGGCCGCAACGTCCATGTCCAGGCTCACCTCCTCGCTCTTGTCGATCTTGTACGGCAACGCCTTGATCGCCCGGACTTCCTGCACCGTCGGACGGCGCAGGGTCAGTTCGTTCAGCGGCTCGCCGTGGGCCTCGATGGCCACGCGCAAGGTCACTACATCGCTCATTGCCAGGTCCCCTTGATGCCTTCGAATTTCAGCTCGATGGTGGCGTCGTCGCCCTTGGAGACCGGCTCCTCCACCAGGTAGGCGCCGGCCAGCACGTAGACCTTGCCGTTGCTGAACTCACAGGTGACGGTCATGTCGGTGCCGGCCACCAGTTGCTTGAGCGGAAAGTCCGCGGTGTGCAACGCCGTCACCTTGAAGGACGGGGCGATATCGGTTTCCTTGTAGAAACCCGGTACGACGGTTTCACGTTTGGTGAACATCAGCGGCGCCTCGCAGCCACCGTTGATGGTCAGTTGAGCGCCGTCCACTTTGACGTAGCAGGTGCCCGCAATCAGTTGACCCATGGTGTTTCTCCTTCAAATAAAAAGCCCACGCGGGGTGGGCTGAATTCATGCGTTCAAACACAACACTCAGGCAGCAGCGTCGTACTGCAGGCGGAATTGGTTGAGCAGTGCGAACACCCGCAGGCCATTGATGTAATCCGGTGGGAACAGCACATTGACCCGGCTCGGATCCTGGCTGTCGCGCTCGACGATCAGGTGTTCAGCGAACAGCTCGGCGTTTTCCACATGGCCTTCCAGCTCGAGCTTGGCGTACTGGGCGATCAGCTCGCCGCGAATCGTGCTCGGGGTCACGATGGGCTGGCCGGCGCCGAAGCGGGTGCCGTCGGAGGCCAGTTTGTGGCGACCGTACTTGCTGGTGATCACGCTTTGCAGACGACGCACGATGAACGCCGACTGGTGCATGGTTTCGCTGTCCAGGTAAGAGTTGTCAGCCTGGCCGAAGGCATTTTTCTGATACGTGGTGATGGAACGCTGAATACGCACGTAGCCGCCTTCGTAGTAGGCGGTTGCGATGCCGTAGTTGAGCAGCGACTGGCGCTCGGTCAAGGTGAAGCGTTCGCTGGCCGGTGCCGGATCCAGGCCCGGCAGGCTGCCGCTCTGGGGCG